ATCGTTTATTTTTGACTCATCGGACATTTCATATATCCTAAAGTTAGCTTTATTTGAATAGTTTAAAGATTCATTAATTGAATTCATTTTTGCAGATGCAAAACCTGGATCAGCAACAATGTCGTAAGTGAAAAGTTTTTTAAGTGTTACTGTTCCGTCGTTTTCAGTAATACCAGCTGCTCTTGAAGATACAAAAACAGGACAACCATCTTCAACAAGTGATTGAGCTTCCTTACCCCAGTAAGTGTTAAGTAATTTGATTTGGCCTTCTACTCTATTAGACTCCTTAACAAAGGAAGTTTTTCTAATAATGTGTGACGCTCTTGATAATGAAGTATCAAAAACATCAGGATGATCAAATTCCCCGTACACAACACCCATGGTACTAATTCGTTCATTTAATTCCTTTAAACAAGGTAAGAACTTCTCAGCAGTATAAACTCTTTCGTTACGGTTTTTAACACCAAACTCAGTAAATATACCACCTAATAAGTATTCTTTCTTGCCTCCAGAAATCTGAACATTCTCCTTTAAAGGATTTGTGTTATTTTCAACAATAAGAATTGGTTTCATCTATGTGATTTATTTTTATTTTAAGTATATATTCACTCTTAAAAAACCTTATTTTTTTAAGGAGGATTTTTTATGGACCAGAAAAAAACTTATAGATTTTATAAAATATAACATTATAAAAAGTGATGTATAAAGTTGAAATTTTTCCAAAAAATGACAGTTTCTTAGGAGACTTACTCACTTTTTTAAAAGAAAAATCTTCTCAATTCAACAGAGATTTTTCCATTGATAATATATTAAATGATAACGACTCCCTCCAATTAAAAGAATATTTTATAAAAAAATCACCTATCTACTTAAATGATGTGTATGGAAGTACATTTCAATCATCCTATAGAGGTAATGATCAAATTTATTCCATATCCCACATCATAAAATCTATTGAAGTCACAGAAGATAAATATTTTGGAAATATAGATCCATGGGACTATGGTGAAATTATAGATTTTGAACAGGGTTTTTTAAAACCAGTATATTTTAAAAAAGATGATAAAATTGAATATCAAATAGCAACTTTTGATATTGATTTCTATATAATAAATACTGCCGCATGATTTTAACAAGAGAAATATTAATTAAAATCAATGAATCTAATTACTCTTACTACGAGGAATTGGGTTATGATGTAACTATTGGTGAAACAATTGAAATACCAATCGAATTACTCTCCACAGGAAGTCATTATAAAATTGAATGTGAATGTGATGGTTGTGGTAAACAAAAGGATGTTATTTTCAAAAACTACATAAAATATGGTAATCGGTGGGGGGAATACTATTGTAGAAAATGTTCCGAATCAAAACGAAAAGCCACTCTTATACAAAACTTTGGAGTTGAATACCCAATACAAAATAAAGAAATAAGACAAAAAATAGAAAACACCATGATACAAAAGTTCGGTGTTGACAATCCCTCCAAATCTAAAGAACTGATTAGTAAAAAAATCAGATCTTAAAATTCGAACTCTCCACCACCTTCTCCACCTGCTTGGGCTCCTCCTTGTGCTTGTGCCGCTGGTGCCTGAGCACCTCCTTGTGCTGGGGCTTCTCCACCTTCTGCTGCCGGAGCTTCACCACCTACAGCTTCTCCACCTTCCATTCCTTCACCTTCTGGTGCCGTACCACCACCTTGTGAAGATTTGATCCAATAAGCTTTATTTTCTTCTTTCTCTTCTGGTGTCAGTTTAAGGATTTTATCAACTAAGTAATCTATGTGGAAATATGGTTGACCATCACTCTTTGTTATCCCAAGTAATGTAGAAAGTAATCCGGCTCTTTTTTCAAGATTTCCTAATTTCTTCCACTCCTCGAATAGTTGGTTAGAATAAAAAACCAAATCAATTTGATTCAAAAATACCTCATCATCCTTCAACTCTGGAAATTCCATTAACATTTGAAGTTTTAAAGGCTTTACTATAATCTCTTTGTAATTTGCTCTCAATCGACTTATAAAGTTATTAAATTTTACTTCGTCTCTGGTCATAGAAGCAGCATCATCAAATACTGTACCACCACCACTTTCTCTATCAAATCTTTGAAATGGAATCTTTGATGCTCTTTTCAAAGCATTAAAAAACCAAGTTAACATATCATTCTCATTAAGATTGTGACCTTCCGGGCTCATAAGTTCCATAGCTGGTACACCACCATCACCTTCAGGAAACCATATTTGTTTATTATATGGTAGATGTTTTCTACCATTTATAGTAACCGTTCCAAGAGTATCATCCCATTCAATCTCTTCAGAGTAATCAGCTATAAGTTGGCCAATTTGTTCCTCAGCACGTTGTCTTGGTAGACCCTTAATAGGAATAGTAAATTTTTGATAAATTGTAGCGTTAATTATGTTGAACATAATTCTTGTTTGCTCCAATATCTTTAATTGATTATATGGTCTAATCAACCCCTCAACATAAGATGTTTCTGAGTAATCATTCTGTGTAGAATATGAAACAAAAACAATCTGAGAATCTAAAAATATTCTTCTTAATTGTGGATCTTCTGGGAACTGAATCCATAAATTACCAATAGCTGGTTCATAAGCAGGGACCAAGGTCTCTGGTCTCATTCTATTGAAATAGATGATATTTTTCTTTTTATCATCCCAAACAATTTCCAAAGCTACATAACCATCAATAAGGTAATCCCTCATCATATTCCAAGCAGTAATACCATCAGAGAAACCAAATTTATTATAAATCTTTTCAAAATATTCTTGATATTTATCTTTTATTTCTTGAGAATAATCATTTGATATTGGTTTCGGAGAACAAAAATCCTGAGCATCATCATAATCTATGGCTTCATCACAAACAGAAGAAACAAAATCTCTAATCTCATCTTTAATTGAGTATTCCCTTAAAATTCTTCTTTTATCAGCATATGATCTATCCAAATAAGGAATTGATTTACGATTCAATACAGAAGCAACCGCTTTCTGTGAAAAGAAATCATACATAGAGTTATTTTTCTGAGAATATGGATCCTCATTCATACCAACACCAACAGTGTTTCTAATGATCATATCATCATATTTCATACCAAAATTTGATAGAGTTCTAAGCAATCTATTGAATAAACCCTTATTTTCAACGGATGATGAAACTAAAGCTGATGATTGAGATTGTTGGTTAAGTGGATTATAACTGCCAGCCATTTAAATTTACAAAATTTGTAATATATATTAAATTATTGAATATTCATAATTTAACTTGGTCGACCATATTTGGTCAAACTAGTTTGTAACCTTTGGATATGCTTTTTCAATACTTCATAATTTTCATTAATATCATCTGAGATTTGAAAGAAATCCTTTATTAGTGCAGTAGACATCTCTTTATCTCTTTGATACTTAGTACCAATTTTTACTTTCCAAATGTCATAAAGTTTTCCCGGATCGTATTTATTTATTGGATGACCCGAATATAGAAATCTAGGAATTGCCGACATATTGATTCTATGTACAGCAACTAATTGTGACATATTATATTCCATAATAGCATACTCAAATCCATATCTCAAAAGCTCATTATAGGTACCAGTAAAATCTACATTCAAAGACCTATCTTGTTCAAAATCCCCCTTGGTAAAAAATTGATCAAAAAAACTAGCTCTTATTTCAATAGGTATAAGATTCATATTTACCGCCATTACAATAATCAAATTTTCAAATTTCCTAAATTCTATTGTAAATACCGGTGAATATTTAATCCAATTTGAATCATCCATATAATGAAAGAAATAAAATCGACCCATTTGTATATCCTGTACACTTGTTGATTGAACTTCATTATCTGATTTAGAATATTTTTCATAAAAATAAAGAGAATTGCTCTTGAAGTTATCAGCAATACCCCGACCATTATTTTTCAAAGAATTATTAACCCGTTCAAGTAACTCTCCCATATCAATATATATTCAAAATTGATATTTTTTTTTATGATCAATAGTGCCCCAAGACAGCCAAATAAATATAAACAAGGGTTATTCACACCAAAAAACAAGGATAAAATAATAAAATTAAATTCACAGGGTGGATTGTTTTATCGTTCCGGTTTAGAACAGAAGATGATGATCTATTTGGACAATAATACAAAAATTATTAATTGGGGTGCCGAACATTTAAAAATACCTTACATAAAAACTGAATGGGTTACTGAGAGCCAAGAATTCAAAACAACCGAACACAGTTATTACCCAGATTTCTATTACGAATTATTAAGAGAAGATGGTTCAATTTCGAGAGTAGTGGCTGAAGTAAAACCCAATAGTGAAACCAAAGAACCAAAACTTAATGAAAATCCAACAACAAAACAACTAAAAAATTTCGAATACTCTCTTAAAATGTATAACAAGAATTTAAGTAAATGGAAATATATGATAGAGTATTGTAATAGGAAGGGGTTTGAATTTATTATAATTACCGAACAACACCTTGGATAAATATTGTCAAATAGATTACTATATAAACAACCACTGATATCAAATTATATGCGTTAATAATCATATTATTTTTTGTAAAAGGGGTCAAGAACTTTGATAGCTCAATACAAATAATCATAAGAAAATAAAACCATAAATCAGTAAATAGACCTAGTGGTAAACAAATAAAATTTATAATCTTTGATACTAAAAAAATTGTTAGTCGAGTTCTATTCACTTCAAGAAAGTTAGGACTATAGATAACAGCTTTTTCTCTAACCTGAACCAACTCAACCCAAATGAATAATAAAGAAAGAGAATAAAAAAAGGTTATCATAGTTTTAATCAAATTGAGTGTAGTCCCATACCATCGTTTGATGATTCGATTGAAATTAATCTTATTTGATGATCGTTATCACCCTTTTTCTTATATAATTCGTTAAACCCTTTCGCTAAACCCCTTTTGAAAATTTCAGTAAAATAAGCAAAAGCATTATCAGATTTTTCCTCATTGAAGTTGTACCAATTTGAGAACATATCTAGTAATCCCGACTGATAACAATCCATTCTATCGTCATTACTATAGTATCTCATTTTTTTGATAGTTCTTTTAGCGAGTGTTTCCAACATCAATTTGGAATTTCTTGTCAACTTGCCTTGGGCTTTAGATATAATTATCTCTACATATAAATCTCTGTTTTGAAGGTACATAAAATGAAATTATTTTTTAAGAATTTAATTCTTAATTAATTCCTTTCATGTTATATTATAAAGAATAATTTAGTTTAAAATAAAAAAACCTCCTAAAAGGAGGTTTTTATTTAATTATACAAGTCTTTCTTTTTCTCTTTCTCTGTATTGTAATTCTCTTACTGAAAGAAGGTCTTTTTCTAATTGATCCTTTCTCTTAGCTAAGTTACCAAGTGCAACTTGTAAAGAATTTGACTCACCTAACATTTGCATTGAGTTTTGAACTTTTTGAATGTTAAGATCAACGTCTTCTAACTTAAGACTGATTTCTCTTTCTTTGTCTTCAAGCTTTCTCTTTGTAACAATTTCCTTTTGAAGATTATTCTCATAGAAATAAGTCAAATCAAAATTCAATTCATTTCTTACTTCATTTACAAGTTCTAAAGCTGACTCATATTTGAAGAATGAGTTACCATATCTTTGGTCACATCTATAAAGATAAGTTGCACTTTTATAGTTGAAAGCATAAACCTCAAGATGTGGATTTACTAAATTGGAAACTCTCTTAATAACATCCATTTCAACAAACTTATTAAGATTGTGAGAAGTTTCAAGTAAAACTGGATAGAAGTTCTTATTAACGATAGGAATGATTGGTGAAGAGAATAAACTCTCAAGAGTTGTTTCTTTATTCATTTCATCATCATTGATGAAAATAACACCCTTTTTGTTAACAGATAATCCAATTGTTAAATTTTCAGAAATTCTAAAATTAATTTTGTCATCAGATAAAGAAGCAAATCTCATACCAATCTCAAGGTTTCTTAAAGTCTTAAGTTTTTCGGGATCAGTTACATGAGTCTCAAGAAGAGTTTTCTCAATATTGTCATCAGTTAAAAGGAACCAAGAATCTCTTACCATACAAAGATAACCATCTTCAACTTGCTCAACGATAGTGTAAATAGACTCAGCGTTTCCACCGGAAAGAAGGTTTGTCTTTTGCTCAGGATTTTTTGTCAAATTATGAACAAATAATTTAATTTCAGGTACCCAGTCATAAACTGCAAGTTCGTTAAGAATTTTAGACATTCTATCTTGATCAGTATCTAAATTGATCGTTTGTAATAGAACATTGATAGGTTGTCTGTAAAGTTCACCTTGATTTTTTGAATCCAACACATTATACAAATGTTTTAATTCATACAATAGTTGATACTGACTCATATCATCAGTTAGTGATTCTAATAGACCCTTAACTTGTTTATCGTAAGTAAATGGTTTGAGTTTTTCATTCAATGAATTGATTACAACCTTTTCAGATAATTCATTACAAGCATTCATATGTCCCTCAAGGATTGTGGATACTTCCATTTGATCCACTGTAAGGGATTTTTTAAAATTGAATAACTCCATTTTGAGATTCTTCATAATGACAAATATTAATTTTTTGTTTTATAAAGTATATATTATATAAAAAAAACGTATTTTTTACATTTTTATATCTTTACGAAATATATATTAAATTTTCCTTTTTTATTTACCTTTATTTATTTTACTAGCATCATCAATAGGTTTATTCGATTTATTACTTCTACCAGTGTGCATTTGTAAATACCATTTTGTTCCTTTTGGATAAATTATTGGGTCTGGATCCTTTCTATAAGCAGGATAATAAGTCTGTACTTCGAAGTCAACAGTTAATTTAATTGTATTATCCGATGTTAAATTCTTTTCTCTTATAATTTCAACCTGATTGGTATCTGGAATTAACATAACAGCATCGATATTCATAAAATTGTGTTCAAAATACATAAATCTATAAACCCAAAGTGTGTCCATAATAGCCTGTGAACATTTGAAAACATCTATCTCACTCGATAATAAAATCGATAAACTATATTTTACAGAAACTGGAACAGCCCTAACTTTAGTTAACATCTTTCTAATCTCATCATCCTTCTCAATAACCATTCTCAACCAAATATTTGGGTTTGCAAATTCATCAGCTCTAATATCAAATGAACTTAGAGTTAAATGTCCTCTTGGAATCTTGTCTGTGTTTAGTTCCACATACCTATTGTTAGATACCACATCATCGGAGAAGGAATCCAAAAGGAACCTATCATCACCAGTCATTGAATAATAAAATGGGACACTGACTTTGATGTCACCACTTG